ATTGTAACTGATGTAAAGATATTTTATCACCATAAGTCCAATGTGACTTATTAGGTGTAATTATACCTTTACTCTTTTTACTAATAAATCCATTAACATTGGTCTTGCCAGTTATACCCATAACTTTTAACATACCAGTTTGGTTTACTATTAATTGACTTTCAGATTCAGCATTATATATTGATGGTATCTTTTGAATCATATTATCTGGGGTTTGTATCACTACATCATTTGATGCATATATATATTGATTAACTTTTATTGGTTTATCATATAGCTGGATTTCTCCACTACCAACATATTTACTAAAAAAAATATCGCCCCCACCTCTAGGGGCTAATAAGAAAAAATCATTATCACTATTATAGATAGCCTTGTAATATTTATTAGCTTCTATATCCTCACTTGATAGCTGTTCTCCATCTTCATTTCTAAGAAATTTAACAGCTTCATCATTAACTTTTATAGTCATATTTCCTGTATTATTAGCAGTTGCTTTAAACTCTACATACTGACCATCTGTTAGTGTAAATCCTTGTTTTGATATTGTAATAGCATTAGCAGTACCACTAACTGTTTTATACGCAATATCAGCCATAGATGCACTAACTTCATTAACTGCTCCAACCAAACTAGATTTTTCTTTCGTATTTAAATTACTCGTATTTCCAATATCTTCTTTTGCATTATTTATATGATCATTATTTTCTTTAATTTTTGTATCAATAATATCAAAATTATTATTAATAACACTAATATCCGCAGTTTCATTTTCTTCAGGCTTAATTAAATTGTAATTGCTTGTTTTATCTGCCAATTATATCACCTCTCTTGTTTTCAAATTTCCCCATGTACTAGTCTTAATTTGTTTCCATGTTAGCTTCTTAATACAATTCCATGTATTATACATATACTCGAAACTAAAACTCAAATGTGCTGGTTTAATTTCTTCTATACTAGATTTTAAATAGTTAACATTACCGGGTACCCCTTTTATGTCAATAAATTTGATTACAAAACTATAGTCGTTTGCGTTTTCTATTATATTAACCTTACCATTAACAAAGCTTTCGCAGACATTTTTTATCATATCTTTAGTCACTGTCCCAGTACCTCTTAATCGTGTTTTTATCCTTGCCCTTCTATTTTCTAAGCTTTCTTTAGTATCAATCTGCAATTCTAATATTTTTTCCCAATAATCCAGTCCCCAAGTTGCAGTATCAATAAAAAGTTGGTTCAAGACATCATTTATGCATTGCTTTACTGCTCTATTCTCACTAGATAAGGCTGCCTGTATATTTTTAACTTCCTGTGACTCATAATAAAAGTTTGGTAAATATTTTATTAGCTCCATGTAATCACTTCCTAATTAATAGTAATTATTCCTACAACTTGTATCTCTTTTTCTGGAATTACAATATTGTTAGTTGTTCCATTAATCTTAAAATCAGTTACTGTTTTTATTCCTTCAATTTCATAAAATAGACTTAGACATTTAAAATAATCCACAATATTTACTTTAAACACACTATCAGAAATATATTTAGTAAATTTATAACCATACTCATTCTTAACTGATTCAATATCTGCATTATTATTAAGTACAATTGTAGCTGTTACATCTATTTTGTTCTCTTGTGGAGGAGTGACTGTAACTGTAGCTCCTATAGGTCTTTTTTCTTCTATTTTAACTATTATTTTATTTATAATTGCTTGGGTAGGACATCTTTTATGTGTTGTAATTGGTATTATTTGCACTGTCCCATTACCATTCCAAAGTGGAAATATTTTAGCCCCTCCAACTCCATCTATTTCCATAGTCCATAACTTATAATGTTCTTTATTCCCAGAAGTTGCAGGAGTTTTTAATCTTAGAAATAACCTATCCAGTAATTCTTCATCAGCTTCTATATTTGTACCACCTATCATTTCATTTTTATTAGTTACACTTGTTATGCCATTAATGCCAACAGGTAAAGTATTTATTGCATTAGCTTGTACATTATATTTACTACCAACATCTATAGCTTTTATACCAACATCTACTTTAGCTGTTCCTTCTGGAATAATCATTTCTTCTATAGTAACAAAATTAAGAGCTGTATTTGTGGATACTAAAGTGTTTATGGGGATAGCTGTATTTTCTAATCCTGAAAAGCTTGCAATCCCTTCAGAGCAACTTCCTTTTTTTCTATATATTCCATATTCACTGCAGCGTTTTTCCAAATCATTTTTAGACATATCCTCTAAAAACATAGTAGATAATAATTTTTCTAATTCTACATATATACTTTCCAGTTCCATTGAAACTGGACTAACCATGTCATTTACAAAAGAGCCTTCATTTTTATCTATTCCATGAATTTTACTTAGTATCCTTAGTTTTATCGTTTCATAATCAATGTTTTCATACATTAAAAATCACCTTCTTTCTTTCCTTTAATACTCCATATTCTGTATTAATGTTAAACTCTATAAAAATTTCCTTTTTTTCGGTAGTTATAATAAAATTATCTACACTTGTTACATGCATATTTTGCATTAGTCCTTCTGTAATTTCTTTTATAATTTCTACTTTATTAAAATTACTTAAAGATTTACCAATAAATTGTTCAATATCTATTGCATAATCCCATGTATAAATTAGATATTTATATCTTTCAGTATGTAGTACTTTCCAACACCAAACTTTAATTGCTTCTAAACCTTCTACTATTACAAAATTTCCGTTAATTAATAAGGGTTTATTGTTCTCATAATCCCATTGTATATCTTTATAAATTCCTTCTGCAGTTACTTTATTATTTTCTTTGCCTATACTTTCGTTGAAAGCCTTAATCTCTTCAGGAAAAAAAGGAAATAAAGATTCTGAATTCATTCTACTCACCCCATAATACACAACAGTGCAAATAATTGTTTATCATTAGTTATTAACGCTACATTATCATTAACTTTAAAAACATTTTCTAAGTTCTCTACTTCACACTCCTGCTCACCTATTTTTATTTTTCTTAAATTTCCTTTTAATAGCTCTTTATTTATTAATAGATCATTTCTATCCAGCTGTAATTGACCTATGTCAACAATAAATGGTGATATAGATATTACTTTCCCTAGATAGAAAACTGGTTCTTTTTTCTTGGCCATATTCACAATTGTATTTGCCAATAACATAAATTGATTACCTTCAATATTCACTATATCCCCCTCATTCTTTTAATTTATTAATATATATACTATAATCTTCTTTCGCCTTTTTACTTGTATTCTTCCTATAAGTAATATTTTCTACTAAAGATCCATCATTCATTTTATCCATTATATTTTTAAGATTCAATACGAGTTTATTAGTATAAAGACCATTTTTCCAAATATGTATATCCTCATCAATAAAAAAAGTACAATAAAGCCCTGTGATTGGCTCTTGTACTATAACTCCATACCCAGTAATAAATGTCACATCTCCCAAATTAGTTACTGTAATTCTTTTTTCAACATTTTTTAATTTTTTGATAGCTTTTGAATTGTAATCAACTTTATCATTTTTACACAACTTAATATAATCATTTAATATTCCATACATTCTTATGCTATCATCATTTTTTACAATTTTAATTATTTCATTTTTATGATTATAAATATCAACTCTATTTACTACATTATCTAAACTTTCACTTACACTACTACCTATTAGATTTGATTGTTGTTTTATATCGTTAGATACTAAATTACCTTTTTCCAATATATTAAGTTTATTTTCATTAAACAAACAAAAAAATTTATTATCCTTAGTAGTTAATGTATAAGCTGTCATTATTATATTATAAAGATTATCGTTTATAAAATTTCTATTTATTTTAGTATTACTATTTGCTAATGTACCAACTGGTATATTAAAATCATTACATATTGTTCTAACTATATTGGGAGCTGTAATATTTCTAAATTTATATGTATGTGTATTCTTCTTTAAGTATATTCCATAATCTTTACAATTAATATTTACTACTTCATTATTGCTATTTTTACTTTTGTTCCATACTATTCCATAAAACATTGACATTTTATCTTCAACAAGCCTAATAGTATCTCCTATTGAAACGTTAATTGACTTATTAATACCAAACTCTAACTCTCTACAGCAACTCCTATATTCCCCACTTAACGTAACTGTTGTAGTTGCATTAGAAATATCTATACAACCTTTATTATTTATTAAGTAAATTTCCACGCAATCTCCTCCTATGGAATAGTTAATACTTGATTAGGAAAAATTAAGTTTGGATTTTTCCCAATAATTGTTCTATTAGCATTATATATATCTTTCCATCTTGAAGAATTGCCATATACTTTTCTAGCGATTTTTATGAGGTAATCTCCTTCTTTTACAGTATATCTATTTATTATTTTTTTATTGTTTGATCTTCTTAATGCTTTATTATTAATTGTACTAAATATCCTTTGTCTGTGTTCTCTAAAAACAATATTGTATAAAATATCTCCAACCGTTTTCCCATCTTCACAATAACTAATTGATTCAATGTAAAATTCTAAATCTATTTTGACGTCTAACTCTTTAGATATAACAACTCTTACAATATCTTTATTGTCTATCCAGGCTTTAATTAAATTAACATAATCCATTGAACTCTTAATTGTATCAATAGGTAATGTTTGAGATTTTAAATAATGTGTCTCATTAATGCTAAATAAACCTTCCATACTAAACGTTATAGGAGAATGAAATGTTGGAATATTAATATCTCCAAAATTAGTTAATCTTATTGTTTCAAATTGATTCTTATATTCTATCTTGTATTTTTCTGGTGTAATTGGTAATGTTAAGGTTATATTTTTTTGTATATTTTTAATATAAAAATTTATGCTAATTACCTCCTATGCTATTTTTTCTATTGCATTGTTTATTTCTGATACAATACAATTAGCTAATTCTTTATCATCTCTATTGTTACTATTAATATGAATGTTTATATTTTCAACTTTAATACTATCATTTTTATTCTTTAATTGCTTTGCTTCATCTGCTGTTAGTACTTGTTCATCTTCATGCAGTAACGCTGGATAATTATCTGTTGGAACTCTATTTATACCTGAGGCATGTTTATTATAACCATAACTATATGCAATACTATAATATCTTTCATAATTATTGTGTTTAGTCTTATTAGTATCAGTAGCATTCGTAGTCTTAACACTATCCCATCCCTTGTTAAATTGTTCATGCATTTTTCTACCAAATAATACATACTCTCCACTATTTGCTATATATCTTTGTGTGGCTTTTAATCTAGCTAATTCATTTTCATGTATTTTTTGCATTTCTGGGCTATTATTCCATTCAATAATAGCTTTTGTTTGAGCTTCTGCAAGTATTCTTCCAATTTCAGCACCATTACCTTTTGCTACAGCTTTTCTATACTCTTCACTTTTTTTTGCACTTTCAATTGTACTACGCATCAATTCTTCTTCTTTATTCTTAAGACCAGCTTTATATTGTCCAATATATTTCTTGTCTTCGGTTTTTAACTGCTCAAGATATCTAATTTCAGCTTGAATACCTTTTTTTCTTTCTTCATTGAACCCAGTACCTTCAGCTCTATCACCTCTAGCTTTTAAATCAGCTAATGTAGATTCTAATCCTGAAGTAGTCTGCGAAAACTCCTCCATAGCACCTTTGTATTTTTCTCCCACCGCGTCAATTATTGTTCTAGCTGTATCCTCACCATTAATAGCACCCTTAGAAATCATTTCATAGACTTTAGCTTTTGTTGTTTCCATTTTTTCTGCTAAAATTCCTACTGCATCAATTCCTTTATCTTGAAGTATATTTATATTATCTAGTGTTGTTTTACCACTACTTTTCATTCTTCCTAATGCCACTATAGATGCTTTTTTACCTCCCGAATCTATGCCCAAAGCAGAAAATGCATCCCCAAGCTTTGTTAAATTCGGGATAACTTCATTTTGATTGTAACCATATGTCATCATGCTTTTACTAAGACTTAATAGTTCTGATTGTTGAAAAGGTGTTCTACTAGCAAATTTTTCAGTGTCATTAATAAAATGGTTTGCACTATATTTTCCACCAAGAATAGTTTTAAATGCAATAACATCATTTTCCCTTTGTTTAGCTAGTTGAATACCATTTTGCAAATCAGCATTTGTAAGTTCAGCTACTCTACTATATATAGCCTTAACTTCATCTTTAAAATAATTATCTTTGTCCTTTTTTTCTTCCGTAAAAGCATTTATAATACCTGTTCCTAAACCAATTGCACCACCAATTGCAGCACCAATAGGACCACCTACTAGTCCCCCCATCAAAGCACCACTTAATGTACTAGAAATTGCGCCACCAATCTCATTTCCTAATTTATCACCATACTTAGACGTTAAGGAAGCGCCCATATAATTTCCCATTGAATTCCCTAGTTCCTTAAGCATTCCTGCTTGAACTAATTGTTTAGCAATACCATGATTATTTGAGTTATAATTATTAGGATCATTTGCATTTCTACTTCTTGTAGTATGCAAATCTCTTTCAGCTTTACTAGCATCTTTAATAATTTTATTATACCTCTTCATGCCTTCTGACATCTGATTTATTTCTTTTTGTTTTTTAATAAAGGCTTCTTCACTACCCTCTTTGCCTTGTTTTATTAATTTATTTAATTCTTTTAATTCTTCTTTAGCTTTCCTGGCATCTAATTGTAATTTTGCTTTTTCTCCAAAAGCCTTATCTTGTATCTTTCTATAATCTTCTATATCTTTACCAAACTCTTTAACTTTTTGTTTCATTTGCAAAATAGATTGGCTTAATTGATCTTGGGACTTAAATACAATGCTTATATCCTTACTCACGTACTTACCCCCTACAATACTTATTTCTGAATGCTGCTTCAATAAAAACTTTATTTAAGTTACTTGTTTTAATAAAATCCGAGGGAGTTATATGAAGCTCTTCTAAACAATATCTTAAAAGGTTAGCTTTATAATCTCCCTCCTTGATTAGTTTTTTATTTCTTTAACACTCTCTTCATCAAATCCACTTAAACTGCTTATTTTCTTATATAGGTTGTATTTCTCCCCAGCATTAAACAATTTATTAACTATTTCCAACGGATCTTTAATACTAAATTTATTTAATATAACTGGGTCTGTTAATTTCTTGCCTTCTATCGTTACAGCTTTGATAATATATTTTTCATAAATATTTCCACCTTCTATAATCTCTAATTCTTGAGACGTTAATGCTCTAACATTAAGCATAAGTTTTTCCCCTAATATTTTGCTCAATCTTTTAATTTCTACTGTAGTGTTGCTTAATTCACCTATCTTATTTATATCAGTTTCTAATAAAATATCCAAAATACTTTTATTTTCCTTATTTTTAACTTCCATCATTTTTCCCTCCTGAAATAGTCTAGGAATAATCCTAGACTTAATTTAATGAATCCAGCAATTCAGCTTTTTCAAATTTAAATGGTTGTGACGTTTTACAAAATTCCCCGCTTTTCCAGTTAGCTAAATCAAGTTCTGTAAATTGAACTCCATAAAGTGCAATCCTTTCCTCTCCTCTTTCATCTCTAGAACTTAAGTTACTAATTAAAGTAAATTTAGGGTTATTCCCTTTATTCCAATTATCAATTAATAGTTTTAGCATTCTACTATTAACCTTGTTCATTTCGATATTGCCATCTCCATCTTTACCTACCATTACAGAATGATTAGTATTTTCACCACAAGTTAAATAATCTTTCATTAACGCCTTATACTTAGCATTAAATCCTGTTGTTTCTTGAATAAGATCTCCGTTAATCCATAATTGTCCCCATTGACCTTGTAAAGGTTCTAAGTCATTCATATATCTATACCTCCTCTCTACATTAAATTAACGCTAAAATAAAAATCTTCCATAGCATCAATTAATTGTACATTAATAATTATAAATACTTTTTTTCTTGTATTATAATGCTTGATTTCTGTCTCTGTCATTTCATCTATTTTTGCGCCTAATGTTTTTATGTATTTTATTTGTGCTTCCAAATCTAACTCTACATTAAATTTTCCAACAATGCCTTGATTTTGTAAGTCTTCTAAGTACTGCCTAATTGCTACAACTAAGTTCATTTTATTATTATAGTTATTTCCGGTTCCAGTATAATTATCAGCAACAGTTGTTCTTATGTCATGATCTATTTTGTCCATTATATCGATTATTTTTATGGTTTTGAAATCTTCTGTTTTAACTTCATTTGTAGTGACTAAACTATTTACACCTCTGCTTAATTTGCACTTAACTCCATCATTTACAATAAATAATTCTCCATTGTTTACTCTTATATCCATATCTGCTTTGCTTAGCATTTGAATATCTTTTGTTTCTATATCATTTAATACAAAATAAGTTACACTTTTATCAAGTGGTGTTGTTGCAATAATACTAGTTATTCTACTTGTATAATTAATTCCTTTTGTACTATCTGTGAAATTAATAATACCTTCATGATCAGATTTACTATTATACAGCACAGCTTTAACTTTTATCTTTTTTGTATCTCTCATATCTTTAATAATAGTAGCTATATGGTCTGTATCATTAGATACATTAGTACAACAATAATTAAAACTTATAGTTTCCAATATACTAGAAATCTTAGTTTTATCTGAGTAAGCTACTATAATTACTTCACTAGGAGGTCTATTGATGTTAAATGCCATTTTACAAAAAGACTTATTCTTTTCTGTAATATTACCAGGTATTTCTGTTTCAGAAATGCAATGTGTAATGCCAACATTTGTTGTTTCTTTTATTAAGACACAAACAATCCCTCTTGCACTCTGTCTAATAAAATTACTAGATTTAGCTTTAAAATTAATAAAGATTTCGGGCATCCCCATGTGTTATCGCTTCCTTTCTATTATTACTTCTTTCATCTCTTCTTCACAATTATCAGTTTCTACATAATTCTTAGTATACATAATAAATTTCAAATTAATTAAGCTCTGTCCATCATTTTCTGTAATATCGTAATTAAAGCTAAGCTTCTTATTATTTACTTCTAAATAATATTTACTCAAAATCTCTTTTTCTAACTTATTAATAGTCTCTAGTTTTTGTAAAAAATTTTCAGTAGTGTATATATCTCTACTATTAAAATAAATTATATCTATATTAAGTGTTTTTTTTTGTGTAAAATAATTCTCAATCTTATTCCTGCTTAATCCTATTTCATAGAGAAAACAAGGATAACTTGCTTTTTCAGGCAATCTACTTAAATAGTTTTTATATGTCGGAAATACTGTTTTTACACTTTTTGTTAATTCTTCAATTATTTTGCTAATCATCTACATCACCAACTAAATCATCTATCATTTTTTCTGCTTTATCAATAATTTGGTCACTTGCTTGTTCCAAAGCATTTCTATACATATGTTTACCATTAGCCCATCCTATTATCTCACCTCCACGTACTACGTTATGACCATTTTCTATTAAATTAGTATGTGGTGCTATCTTATAATCTGGTCTTATTGCAACATATCCACCTTTAGAACCTACAGCTTTTGTAACTCCCTCTTTTAGCTTTCCTGAATTCTCTTTAACAGAAGAATTAATATTATTTATTACTTGTTCATACATTAAATCTCCTGCTTCCTTAACTAATTCTTTCTTTTTTTTAGGAAACTTAGCAAGCAAATCATTAAACATTTTATCTAACTTATTAATATTATCCATCAATAACAACTTCTCTAGCTCTTATTTTTAATATTCGGTTACTAAACTGAATATTATCTGGTGGGGCAATAATGTTAAATAATTTATCTTTCCATTTAATCCTATATTCTCTTGGATCAATGTTAGCAATTTCTTTTCTATATCTAACCCTAAACACTACTATTCCTTCATAACCACATTCTTTGGCTTTCCAAAACTCTTTATACCCTAAATTATTTGCATTTGCATAAATATCATAAGCTTTTTCCCATTTTCCAGTTGTGATAATATCATCATCATTAGCAACGTATTTCTCTAATATTATTCTAGTATTTAACTTGCCTGGATCCATACTACCCCTCCACTTTACAATTGTAGTAACATCATTTTTACAATTTCTCTTATTTTACTATTTCCTTTTTCACTAACAAATCCTCTATTTTCATACATATCAGTTATTAGAAACAGACATATTATTTTAGCTCGTTTATCATCTTCCTTAATTTCTGAATCTGTAGCAGATTCTATAAAACTTTCAGCTGCAGTAATCATTGTTCGTATACTGTTGTCATCTTCATCTGTTTCTATCCTAAGATGTCGTTTTACCTCTTCAAGTGAAACTATCAATGCTATCACTCCAATCTTAGTAGAGAAGGCATTAGCCTTCTCTATTAATTATCAATTGTATCTACAGAATATGGCATTAATATAATTTCATATCCTATTTTTTCATTTTCTGATTTAAGCATATCTGATAATAATTCAAATTGTCCTTTACTTAATCCTTTCTTTGCTCTAACAATTATCTTTTTATCATCTTCCTGTAATATATCTACTTGTTTTTTGTCTATTTTCAGCTTTTTATCATTATCTTCATTCTTTTTTGCTGGCATGTTGTTACCTCCTTACGCAGTTATTTTTTTAACTCTTATGAAACCTTTGTACATTGCTACGTTACCACCAACCCATACACATCCACGGTAAGCAATCTGTCCAGATTTAAATTTATAATCTCTTGATTCTTCAACTTCTATATCAGAAAATACAGGCATTTCATAACCTTCCAACTTACCATAAGCCATACATAATGTATTAGCTTTTGTTGCACTTGCTGATAACGCAGGACAACCACTGTTTATAATAAATGGTACTTTAAAGCTATCATCTGATGAAATAGTTCCTGTATTGCCATTTAATTCTATTTTATAAAACTTTTTACCATCTTTTGTTTTAAGTGCAGCAAATTTTGCTAGGTCCATTTTATTAAGAATTAAATACGCATCTCCTTCTACATCTTCATCTCCTCCATAGGCAAATACAATTTTATCTAATGTATCTGTATCTATTTCTGATATTTCTACATCATATCCAGAAGGAATTACTTTTACTGGTGCATTAAATATTCCTGTTATTGCATTTGAACCACCTGCTCCAACAACTATTTGCTTAGTGATTTTCTTCCTCAAAGATTTTTCAATACTATTTTTAACTAAGGTTTGATATTGAATATTTGGTAGTTTTTTGGCTTCGTCTGTAATCTCTGTATAAGCTGTTATTTTCGCTTTACCAATAGAAACATATTCAAATTCTGGATCAGCATCATGGTATTCTCCATCTTCAGTAGTATAATCTCCTTCCCCACTTGATTTTTCAAATGCTTTTGAATAACTTTCTCCACCTTGTAATGGCACAGCATGAACTTTATCTAATAATCCTGATACTTCATTGAAAGTTGTATTTACATCTCTGCTATATTTCTCTTCATTAACTAACTTACTACTTCCTAAAGATACGGATCTAAAAGTAGGTATTTCATCAGTGTTATACTTAACTGCTTTACCATCTTTTAATGCTTGACCTCTTTCTTCATATTTCTTTTTTTCTTCTGCTCTAGCTTCATCAGTTTTTACAAATGAGCCTAATGGATTAAATCCACCTACTGGGAAAGCATTTCTTTTTTCTTCAATACCTCGTTTTTCTTCTTCCTCAGATTCTTTTTTTGCTCTTTCATCTTCAAGAGCTGTCAATTGTGTTCTAAATTCTGCTATGTCTTTTTCACACTTATCAATTTCTTCTTCAATGCTTCTTACTTCTTCTAATGTTTCAGCAGCTTTACCTTTTGTTCTTAAATCACTTCTTTTTTGTTCAGCTTTTTGTATCATTTCTTGTAACCATTTTTCCATAATATCTCTCTCCTTCTTATTTATAGAATTTTAATAATTTAATTTTTTCAAGTTCCAAGTTTCTTTGTTCTTGCTCGTTAGAGTCATCCAACTCCTGTGACCTTACATTATCCAATGTAGCTTTAGCATTATCCAATGCTTCTTTATCACGAGCATTTATATCAGTTCCCTCATAGGCAGGGAAATTGACAGCACTAACTTCTCTTACTTTTGCTATTTTAGATATATACCTTGTTGGCATATCACTGTCTAAATCAATCCATCGTTCTTCTTCAACATAAAAAATAAAAGACATTCCATTAATGTCTCCTCGTTTTACTGCACTATATAAACTTTTTGCTTCTGAATTATTTTCTACGTCTAAATCAGCTTTTACATAAAGTCCTTTATCATCAACCTTTAGTTGCATTGTTGAATTTTCATTATTTTTTCTACTTCTTGCTAGAGGTATTTTTTGCCATTCATGATTAGCGCTAAAAAGTACGTCATCAAAATCTGTATCATCAAATGCACCTCTTTCAATAACTTCATAAAACCAATCGGATATATTAGTTCTTTGATTATATACAGCTGCATGACCTTCAATATATGTATCATCTTCATTTGCTCTTATATCAGGAAAGCCAAAACTTCTTATTACTTTCATATCCTTAGTCGGTAAGTGTTTTTTGTCCATTATTATTTCCCTCCATTCTTGCTTTATTTAATTGATATTGATTAGCTATGTTAACATCGACATAGTTTAAACTCATATATCTTTCATCTCCTCCTTCATATGGTGGATATCCAAACAATTCTAATAACGCATTATTTGTTAAAGCTCCTCTATTACCTAAAATATCCGCTACAGCTATTTTGTTTTTTACATTTGTAAACAATAGCTTTTGTGGGTAGAATACTATTTCATTTCCATCATTGAGTTTTTCTTCACTAAATAATGTCTTAGAAAAAGCTTGCCCTAAACTAATAACTAATGGCTCAATAGTTTTTTCATAAAACGCCTGATATTGTTCATCTGTAAAATCTCCTGTTAATATAGGTAGTGATACCCCAAACCATTTAAGAACTTTCATTTCTAAAAATTCCATTGTATCTTTATCAATTATTTTTGGATTAATATCAATTGGTATATACTCACCTTTTACATCTAGTGGTAGTATTCCTGTTTCTCCTCTTGATATTTTTTTTTCAAATTTTTCTTTTTCTTCAATAAGCTTTTCTTCATCTACCATAGAACCATATTTATATATCCCTCTTATCTCCATAGATGTTTTAATTGCTTTATCTAGTCCTTGAATAACTGTATTATTTGTATCTAGTACTTTTAATAAAGCTTCATTATCTGGCTGACCATTAAGTCCTCCACCCATAACATCATTAACTGAATATCTTAGTCTTAAATGAATTAAGCTTTCATAAGGAAATGTATATGTTTCTCCGTTTCCAAACTTCAATTCAACAAATATTTTATTAATATCATCTTGTTTAAATGTAACTTCTTTTGGATCCAACGGATAGAAACCTGTATATTCTCCATTTCTATACATTGGATATATAAATACATTATAATTTAAATATAATTGCCATATTATTTTTTCAAGAAAATCTCTTGTTGTCATTAGTTCATTAGGTGCAAATTTGAATAATTTATTTATTTCACTATTAACCCTTTCTTGTAATCCATTAGGGTCATTTCTAATATGCTTAGGCACTAACTTACTACATTCAGTAGCTATACAGTTAATACAATCTTGCACAATATCTGATGCATATATATTTTCACCAAACTGAGAAAATATAGGTGTTTTACCATTCATGAATTTTGCATATCTGATTAATCTTTGCTTATTCTTATAATTTGTTATTGTATTTAATAATCCCATATATTTCACCTCCTTGAACCTAGATAATATTCATATACTCTGTTTTATATCTCTTTAATAATGCATATAAAATAATAAGAGTTACAGCTCCGTCAATTCTTTGAGTGACATCTGATGATTTAATTGGATATATTAATCCATCTTTATCAACTTTCAAACATGTATTCCGAAAACACCATCTATCAACCGGATTATTATTAAAAATAATTAGTTCATCTTTAAAATCAGCTTCTACTAATTTCATTGGATTAGATAAGGTATACTTATCCATTGGAACATTTTCTACATCAATATCTAGTTTTTCATCCATTTCTTTTCTCCAGTACTTTGCATTCCACTTATCACAGCCTGCTTTAAATACTCTTATTTTATACTTCTTCCACAATTCCTCATGCCACTGGGTTATTTTAGAATAATCAATATCGTTACCTTCACATTTATCTACATATCCTACATCAACCCATTCTCTATATGGTGCTTCTTTAGAATCTAACTTTGATTCTGGTATAAAGTATTTTGATAAAATATATTTTTTATTACTATTAGGCTTCATAAGCAGTACTTTTGAACTTGTTAAATCTGTTGTTTCAGATAAATCTGTAGCACTAAAACCAAAGCAACCTCTAAAATCTTCAATATTGAATGTTGAATCATACTCAATATCTGAAGCATCTAGCCATCTAGTTGCACTAGTTTGTTTAATATTAAAATCTTTAGCCAATACGAATACTCTATCACCTTTTTTGGCTTGTGCATTTCTTATCTGTGAAACTAAGTAACTTTCCTTTTTACATATTCCAAGATTAGGATTTGATTTATACCAACTTATTCTATCTTGGAAAACCTCTTCTTCTGAATCTTGTGTATATAACCAAGGTAATATATCAGGGTCTTCTCTTTCACCATTTAAAACTTCTCTAGCATATGTTAATTCTTCATCTAAATAACCATCATTAACAAAACCTTCTGTTGTTATATTAATAAATAATGGCTCATCTTTAGTTGATTGAGACTGTTCAATAGATTTTGCTATAATATTATCTTTCATTTCGTGACTTTCATCTAACACAGCAAAATCAATATTTCTGCCCTCTTTATTTCTTGTCCTATCAGATAATTTTTTAATGCTAGATTTATTAAGAAGATTAAAAATCCCTTTTTGATTTTTATGAGTACGTTTTTCTTTTGGATCAAATATTTCTCTCATTGTATTTATTTCATCATAAATTATACTTGCTTGATTATCATCATTAGATGAACAGATTAAATCAGCTCCACCGTTACCACACATAAATTCTGACATACTCAAAGCACCACATATAGCTGATTTGCCATTTTTTCTACCAATAAGAAGAATAACCTTTTTAAATCGTCTTAACCCTGTCTCTACCCATCTAAATGAGTAAATAACTTCAATTAAGGTTTTTTCCCATAACTCTAACAAAAATGGTTTACCATAAAAAGGTGACTTTGTATGACGACAAAAAGTTTCTATAAACTCCATTCTGAAATCAGCAACAGATATATCATAGTAATAATCAGGATTTTTTAAATCTTCTACAAGGTTTTCTAGACAAGTTAATAATTCATGGCCAATAATTACAATTTCTCCATTATTAATTAATGTCTTAATATCTACTACCGGGTATTGTGATGAATCTACTCCTTTTTTGGCTTTATTATAATATTCTAGTAAATATGAATGCTCATTGTTAATTGTGTTAAGACAAAGATTTACATTGGTCATGATTATCCCTTCTCTTGCTTTTCACGCACCCATTTTTCAAATGGATCTTCTTCCTCAATTATGTTTTTATTCAAAATACTGCTTAATGTCTTTATTACAGTTGCATATGAATTAACATTTCTAAGATATTGTTTAGCTGCTTCTGTAGTTTTTTGCGTAGTTTTATTAGATGGATGTATTTTCACCATTCCAGTTTGTTTCATTATTTCAACTAACTCAGTATTCTCTGCATATAAAAAAGAAGCATCTCTAATAAGACCTTCCACTAATTGTTTTTTATCTTCTTCTATTTTTTCGCATATTTTTGTAAGTTTTTCGTATTCTGCTTTGAATACATGGGTTTTATCCATTTTTCAAAAAACCTCCAACAAATTTCAAATTTTTAAGTTGCTGTGAGAAATGCCTTTGCCCCTACGGTCTTTTAGTTATGTGCTATATTACTTCTAAGGGGGGTATAATTTTTACTTACTCTTTGTAATTATCAAACCACTTCTCTATGTATGATGAATACTCCTTGATACTTCTACCATCACTACAACTCTTTAATCTGTTTAAGCATTCATCTTTTGATGTATCAATAAAAATAAGTTCTGCACCTAATTCTTTAGCAAGTCTGTCTCTCTTGTATTTGTCAGCATAACCACCTATTACCCAAGCATCATTCCATTTACCATATCTAGTTTTAATATTATCTATTAAAGCTTTTTGAATACTAACAACATTGAATAATAACTTATCAGGTTTATCATACCTTGGTAATAATGTTATAGCTTCATATAGTCTATCCATATCAACTACTATATCATTATCTGATTTATGCTCTAGTACGTAATTCATCTTACCCGAACATGGCGGTCCATAAATAATAAATACATTTTTATCTTTCTTTTTATATCCACCTTGAAATCTATCATGTCTTTTATTATGGCACCCATTACACAACACTTTAACTTTATCTGGATTAAGAGATACCATAACATCATTAACATTATTAATAGTTAATATATCCTCATGATGAACTTCTATTTGTTTATGTTCTATAATAATCTTGCCACAATCTTCACATTTAGGTCCACGTTGTAATATAATCATCTTTCTGAAATTTTTCCATTCTTTAGAATCATAAAAGCTTTTTAATGTACTCCACATATTACCATTCCTTTAGCTCTAATTCTTTTTTCTTCATAGATATCAACTCTTCTTGCATTTTCAATTTTTGCTCACTAACTTCTTTTCTGTGCTGCAACTCTGGATTATCTATTTGAACTCTAAGTTTATCTACTCTTAATCGCTGTTCTTCTGTAGTCATTTCCCAATTAGCATGAAGCATATCATCGTATCTTTTAATCATATTGGATAATGTTGTCATGGCTCTACTCTGAGCGTTAAGGAAGTTCGCTTGTTTATCCCAAGCAAATTGTATTTCATATTCTTGACTATCCATTTTGTCACCAACAGTTGTTTTTTTCAACTCTTTTGTAATATCATTTTTATCACTTACAAACATTATTTTCTGCGACCTTATAATAGCAGTCCATAATGTAATTATTTGAGCCCATAATATTTCTAATGGATCTGCGTTAGCTTCTTCCAATTCTTTAATAATACTTTTGGATTCTATAGGAAAATACTTAGAATACCAACCATCTTTACGTGAATTTTGATTTCCTATAGGTGCTCCTCCACCTTTATTTCCAACTGCATTTTTATTTCCTATAGGTGCTCCTCCATTTGGATTATATATTTTTTTCCATTCATCTACTTTTTTCCAATATGAAATATTTCTTGGGTTTTCATTTAGCTTTAATGCTATTTTTTTATTAGTTATATTTCCATAAGATTGTTTATATATTTCAAACGCTTTAATTCTATTAGGGTTCTTTTCTTTTAAAATATAACCTCCCCCTTTTTTACTTCCGTTTTTTACTGTTCATATATTAACAATATAAGTCTATTTTGTAATAGTTTTGCACACCTTAGTTGAGTTTGTTTTTTTCAACATTTAAATTTAATGAACAGCAAATGTATTGTAGTCAATTATTATTATGTAAGATTATGCTAATTCTAAATAATGCACAAAAGTATTTTTAAATCAAAAATTACATTTTATCATTAAAAACAATCTCTAGCATTGATTATTGCTGACATTATAGCTATTTATTTTTCTTATTACTAAATCGGTAATAACATACATGATTACGTATTTTATTTTTCTCTTATTATATTAGGAAGTTTTTATTCTAATTAGCTTTAAATAAGTAATTGTGACTTATTTACCGATTTATTTATTTTTTATAATTTACTACCTGCTATTTTAGCAGCACTTTCTTTTACCTTATCTTCTAATCCAAGATACTTTTTAGTAACTTCTATTGATTTATGACCTAATGCAATTCTTACATATTCAATATCTTTAGTAGATTCATATAATCTATTTGCATATGTTTTTCTTATGCTATGACCTGTTATTTGTTCAAGGTTTATTTCCTTATCTTCTGCAACCCTCTTTAAGATTTCTGAATAAGCCTTAGCACTTATATGTTTAGAACCATTTCCTTTTTGACTAGGAAACGCAAATTCTGATTTCTTTTTATTTTTTATATATTGTTTTAATATTATATTTAATGATGGAACAATATCATGTTTTCTTTTATCCGGTTTCTTTTTATTTGAATTAGGATATTTCTTTGTATGTGTTAACCATGCATTATACTGTTTCTTTTCTTGTAACTCAAAGTAACCTCTTTCAACAGCTTCTTTTAAATCTCCTATTGATAAATCAACAATATCTTGAAGTCTATATCCAGTTGCTACATCTAATAAAAATAAAGTCATGTTTCTACTAGCATATTTCCCACTTATTTCTTCTAGTCTGAATTTAAACCTCTTATAATATATTTCTGGTATGGGTTTAGAAGGTCTTTTTTTTTATGTATCATCTGTATATTACACCTCCAATCTTTAATTGTTTATTATATAAAAAAAGACGTATTTTACGTCTATATTTCATAATTAAAGCCTTGGGATTACCAAGGCTTACAAGGGAGATTTTTATATGCGTATGACTTTAAGTGAGTTAATAGTCATTTAACACACTATTATTATATATCATCTTATATAAAAATATAGCTCATTAAAAGGTCATAAACAGGTCACGAACAGGTCATAAACAGGTCATATTTTTTATAATCCTAATGCGTATTGAGAACATTTAGTTTTAAAATTATAACGTTCATGATATATTTGTTCTTGCATTTTTGATAAAGCTTCTTTCCTAATACGTTTACATTGACTTTCGCTAAGGCCAACGTGGTATTCTGTTTGCATCCATGTATATTGTTCTATATCTCTTAAGGTTATTATCTTTTTCTCTACATCACTTAGAATTTCCATAGCATCATCTATCTGCATTATAATATCTTTATATTCTTTTATTCTATTTTCTTTTTGTAATCTCCTTAATGCCAATGTTTCTGTGGTTGATGTTACTTTATATGTTACTCCTGTTTGTATTCCGTCATAACTAACTCCATTCAGTGGACTTTCTTTTAAATACTTTTCATCTAGTTTAATTGTATCTTTAATTAAATAATAACTTCTAAGATTATTAATTATTTTTGTTATTTGTTCTGGCATGTTATTTTTCACTTCTCACTCACTCCTTACCCACATAAACAAAAAAGTCCCTGGTGAATATCGCTATTCATCAAGAACTTCTAGAGTCTCTACTTACCTATAGTTGTACAGTGTTTGCAATTTTTACACTTAATTGTTATATTACCTTTACTGATATAACCTTTTGCAATAGTTTTATTGCATTTTTCACATTTAATTTTTTTATCTTTATCTAACAAATTATTTCATCTTCTCTCAATATTAATGTATTCTAATAGCTCGATCATCCCAGTACTCATGTGCAAATATTTTTCTAGTACCATCTCCTAAAGGATTAAGCGGATTTTGATTAATAAAATCTATTGGAACATTATTTTCTTCAAGAAACTTTACTGCAGCTTTTAATTCTTCCCCTCCTCTACATGTCCATAAAATTATTGTATTACCTTTTTCTTTTTCTTTTTTCACTCTTGTAACAACATCTACTTTTAAAGGTCCAATATCCGGAAAACAATTTTCTACTAATGTTCCGTCAAAATCTACTGCAATAAATCTTTTCAATTTTATCTCCTCCACTCATTTATTTTTAATTTATGTAAGTACTAAATAGTTCTTTAGTGTTGGAAAACATAGCCTACTTCAACTTCTTTAACTTCTTCTTCTTTTAAAAAGATTAAGTCTTTTGTTTTTTTACCACCCATGTCAACATATTCAACTTTCACTTCCCACCAACTGCATATTGCATACTCTACTAGCTTAGGTTTACTTAGTACTTTTGTTACTCTTGCGTCTATTAAGTTCATTATTCTTCCTCGCTTTCTAACGGCTCATTATTTTATTATTATTCTTAATAATAATTGTTTGTTTACCATCTGGCTCAACTATAATTTCAATGTTGCCCCATGCTTTTGTTGGCGCTTTTATTTCTATGCCTAAATCAGTCTTAATTTTATGATGTTCTAGTGAACGTGTTATTGTTTTCTCTGTTAACTTAATAGTTGGTTTTTCAATTCCTTTCTTAGATACAGCTTCCATAAACTCTTTCTTGATTTCTAGGTTATTACCATATATTCGTTCGGCAAAATTCTCTGTGGCAATTTCTCCACTTTCTTCAACACTTTCAAATATCGCTTGTTTCACTTCGATTTGCCTTTCAACATCTTCCGAAAAGTATTTTTTATTAATTCTATCTGATACATTCTTTATAACACCATATTGCTCCTTAGAAGATAACTCTGTGGAGCATTTTAGCAAGTATTGAGACAAATAATATTCTTTATTCCCATCAATCTCATATTTCTTTTCTAGCAACTGAATATCCATAGTTTCCAAATTAACTATTGCAACTTCATTGATTTTTTGTCCCATGTTTGGAAGTGTTGTTCTATGCTGAATAATGCTATTATTGTTTGTTTCCTGTTCTCTATGATGTATGTATGACTTCCCATAATTAAGTTTAAGTAAAGCTAAGTATTTAACCCCTCTACAGCTATAATGTATAACTGCCAAGTCTGCTGATGGTATAGTTACATTTGTTCTCATTATTGAAAACAACTTATTTGCTACATTAATTGACATCTCTATAAATTCACCATTATTCTTTTTAAAACCTTTTATAATTTCATAAGTTTGATTATAGGCTGCATCAAACTTACACGCTTTTGCTGAATCATCATTAAGAGTTTTAACTATATGATTTGCAAAGAACTCTTTCACATCATATTTGCCTTCTATTTCCTCTTTTGATATTACTGGTAAACTTAAGCTTGAATCAAGAATATGTACAATCATATTGTTTATATTAATTTCTTCGATATTAAACATTTGCATCTTCCTCCATTTTCTTTTCTTCTTCTAATTCTTTTTCTAATACATATTTAACAGCTTTCCACAATGCATCACATAAACAATCAGCTTTAAATTCAACACGTTCCCATTTAGCTGTTAAAAATATTCCCGAATATTTACTTGCACTATTAGGAGTATTAATTCCTTTTAAATTAGTTCCTAATACCTCTATCATTTTACC